TTTCTGAGCCGATACGTTTTCTCTTGATCGGCAGCCTGGGGCATGGTATTCGTTGAGTAGATCGCTTTTTCAAGCGTTCCCCCAGAGGCGCGCGGGCCTCTCGAATCTACCGCATCCCCTCCCCTCCAGAGCGCCGGGACGCTCGTGAATCTCCTTCCCGCAGCTTCCGTGCTCTCCGTGTGTCTTCCCGCATGAACGCGACCATCCCCGTCTACCGCGCTGACGGCCGGCTCTACGACGTCGTCACCGAACGCGCGCTCGCCCGGCTCCAGGCAGCGGGACTCATCGCACGCGTCGTGCGCCACCGCAAGGGGCGCATCAACCGGGCCATCCTGTTCGTCCGCCCGGGCGAGGCGCCGATGCCGCGGACGGCCTACATGGGCACGCGGTACAGCTTTGAGGATCACCTGGAGCACGGGGTTTGTTGGGACTTGAAGCGGCTGGGCGGCGCTCGCTGGGGAACGAACTACGCGCCCGACGAGGTGCGGCCCATTTTTTTGCAGGTGGTGACCGACTGCCTGGTGCGGGCCTGAGCCATCTTCGGAATTTCCGAAGATGCGAGGCATGCCTGGGTCCTTCCTGGGCGGCGCGGCGGCGGGTGGATTGGTGGCACGATTTCGCTTGCGTCACGCGCCGGAAAAGGTTGTCGGTGGTCGGTTGTCGGTCTACACGTGGGTATCCGCCAATCCGATAGGGAGCTCCGGGTGCTCAACCTCGGCGCTGGGGTCCAGAGCACGACGCTGTACTTGATGTACCTCTTGGGTGAACTCACGCCCGGAGTCCACTGCGCCATCTTTGCGGATACCGGTGAAGAACCACAGGCCGTTTACGACCACCTGCGCTGGCTCTCCGGCCTGAGCGGTCCTCCGATCCTGATTCGCAGCGTGGGCCGTCTTGGTGACGACCTCCTGCGCGGTCGGAATTCAACCGGCCAGCGCTTCGCTTCGATTCCGGCGTTCACTGCCGCAGAGGAAGGCCGCCAGTTGGGAATTGTGCGCCGACAATGCACGAAGGAGTACAAGGTCGAGGTTGTTGAGCGCTGCATTCGGAGAGATCTGCTCGGGCTCCAGCCACGGCAGCGAGTGCCAGCAGGGACTCGAGTCATCCAAGTCTACGGTATCTCGATCGACGAAGCGGGCCGGTCGGTGCGAATCCGAGAGCGCTTGCGGAGCCGGCCGTGGATCACACCGGTCTTCCCGTTGATCGAGCGGTTCAAGACGCGAGCCGATTGTTTGGCCTGGCTACGCCGGCGCGGCGTGCCGCACGAGGTTCAGAAGTCGTCCTGCGTGTTCTGCCCGTTCAAGAGCAACGCCGAATGGCGCAGGTTGCGAGACACCGATCCCGCGGGTTGGGCGCGAGCGTGTGAGATCGACCGGGCACTCCGGATTGAGGGGAACGTCGTCAACAGGCGGCTGAACCAGAAGCTGTACGTGCACCGCTCCTGCGTTCCGCTTGAGCGCGCTGATTTGGGAGCCACGCCAGATGAACGGCAGTACCACCTCGGTCTGAACTGGACCGCCGAGTGCGCTGGGATGTGTGGGGTGTAACGCATGGCTGATTCTCCGTCCCTCCAGCCGCGATCGTTTGGGAAGATCGCGGTCTCCACGCCAGGAACGCCCGTCCGGGTGACCTCCGACACCTCGATCCGGGCCCACCGGATCCGGTTCGCCGTCGCCATCGGCGAGACGGGACGGGTGTTCCTCGGCGTTCAGGGGATGAACAAGGCGACTGGCGCCGGCGTGGTGAAAGAGTTCTGGCCCACGGGCGCGGGCGGCGGCGTGGCCGACGAGCTGGTGCTCGAATCCGCCGCCGGCGATCTGCGCCCGTCGGACTACTACCTCGACGCCAACACGGCCGGCGAGGGGCTGATCGTCGCCTACTGGGTCTGGGTCCCGAGCTATGGCAGTTGACCGCGTGACGCCGGCGATGGCGAAGCGCATCGAGCTGTGGCCCCTCGAGCGGCTTGCGCCCTACCAGCGGAACCCGCGGACGCATTCCGAGGAACAAGTAACGCAGATCGCAGCCTCGATCGCCGAATTCGGCTTCTGCAATCCGATCTTGGTGGACTCGCGCGATGGCATCGTGGCCGGGCACGGGCGGCTGCTGGCGGCAAAGAAGCTGGGGCTCGCCGAAGTGCCGGTAATCGTGCTCGATCACCTGGACGAGACCCAACGGCGAGCCTACTTGCTGGCCGACAACCGCCTGTCGGAGTTGGCCGGCTGGGATCACGAGTTGCTGGCGCTCGAACTGAAGGAGCTTGCGGACGCCGGGTTCGACCCGACGCTCGCCGGGTTCGACTCGAAGGAGGTTGACGACTTCCTGGCGTCGCTCGAACGGGACGCGGAGCCGGAAGCCGAACACGTCGGCTACGCCATTCCCGAGTTGCCTGCGGAGGCGGTAACGAAGCCTGGAGACCTCTGGCTGATTGGTCCCCATCGCCTCATCTGCGGAGACTGCCGCGATCGCAGCGTCATCGCGCGCCTGTTCGGGGATCGGAAAGCGAACGTCGCCATCACCTCGCCACCCTACGCCACGCAGCGGCAGTACGATCCTTCGAGCGGGTTCGCGCCGGTGCCGCCAGAGAAATACGTCGCCTGGTTCCGGGACGTGGCCGCGGCGGTCGAATCGGTGCTCGCGCCTGACGGCTCCTACTTCCTCAACATCAAAGCCCACGCCGAAGAAGGCGAGCGGCACACCTATGTGATGGACCTGGTGCTCGCGCACAAGCGGCAGTGGGGCTGGCGGTTCGTCGATGAGTTCTGCTGGCGCAAGACGGATGACGGCGTTCCCGGTGGCTGGTCAAACCGCTTCAAGAACGCCTGGGAGCCGATCTATCACTTCTCGCGCGAGCGCAAGATCAAGTTCCGGCCGCGCGAGGTGGGCCACTGGTCTGATGACTGCTTCGACTACTCGCCCGGCAATCCGAAGTCCACGTCGGGCAGCGGGCTGCTGGGCACGGGACCACGCGGGGCGGCGGCCGACAAAGGCAAGAACTATGCGGCCTGGCAGACGACGCGGCGCAACGCCAACGACCTCGAAGGGCGGCATGGCGGGCTGGCGCGCCCGTCGAACGTGATCGAGGCCAAGACCGAGTCCTCACAGGGGAACCACTCGGCGCCGTATCCCCGCGCGATTCCGGAGTTCTTCATCAAGGCATTCTCGGACGCCGGTGACGTGATCTTCGACCCGTTCGCGGGCAGCGGCACGACGCTGGTCGCCGCCGGGCTGCTTGATCGATCCGGCTTCGGCGTCGAGATCAGTCCCGCTTACTGCGACGTGATCCTGCGCAGATTGCATGAGACCTTGAAGCTCACGCCCGTGCATGCGGTGACGGGCGAACCATTTCAATCCAACACGTGAAGGAGTGAATCACCATGCCTGAAGTTGCCACGCCGAACCAGGCCGAACGCGAGTTCGAGACCGGGACGGACGAATCGTTCAAGAACACGAGCGCCACCGCCGGTGCCGCACACAGCGAGAACCAGCGCGTGACGTTCGCCAACATCAAGCGGACCTACGACGTCTACCAGGACCTGGACATCCAGGCCGCGCGCCAGGCGCTGACCGAGCAGACACGGCTGAACCAGATCGCCTCGCAGGCGCTCCAGAACGCCGTCGAGACGGCGAATCTGGTGTCCAAGCAGGCCGTGCGTCACGGCGACATCGCCATCGACGGCCAATGGAACCCCGTGCAGCAGGGCGCGGGCGACACGCTGACCGCACGGGCGGTCTCGATCGACGACGTCTCGCTCAAGGCCATCGGGGCGGTGGTTGCTGCCGCCGTGGCCGATGCACTCGCCAGCCGCAAGTAGTCTTTCTCCTGAAGGGCGCATGAAGGGGCGGCCCCGCACTCCTCCGCGGGACCGCCCCTCTTTTTGGGGAAGTGATGATCCGCGAGTTGCGGCTGTGGTGGCGGCTGCGGCCGCTCGTCAACCGATTCCAGGAGCTCACGAAGATGAAGTTCTCTTTGAACGTTGCGATTCAGATGCTGGCGCTGGCGGCGCAAGGCTTGAACGCCTCGATCGACCTGCTGCCCGGGCGCGGCAAGTTCTGGGCCATGGTCGGGCTGTCGGCCGTGCAGAGTCTCACGGCCGTACTCGCCCACTTCGCCAACCCTGATGGCACGCCGGCCGAAGCGCCCTACATCAAGAAGTGAAGCCCAACCTCCAAGTCGAACGCTGGCCCCTCGAACGGCTGATTCCCTACGCGAGGAATCCGCGGACGCACACCGAGGAGCAGGTGGCGCAGATCGCAGCGTCGATCGCCGAGTTCGGGTTCGTCAATCCCGTGCTGGTCGGCGCCGACGGCGTCATCATCGCGGGCCATGCGCGCGTGATGGCGGCGCGGAAGCTCGGGATGGCCGAGGCGCCGGTGGTCGTGCTGGATCACCTAACCGAGGCCCAACGCCGCGCGCTGGTGATTGCCGACAACAGGCTTGCTCAGAACGCGGGGTGGGATGAGGAGATGCTGCGGGTCGAACTCGAGGCGCTTCGGGAGGACGAGTTCAACCTCGACCTACTGGGCTTCGAGGACGCGGAGATTGAGGCGCTGCTCGCGGAGCACCAAGGCGAGTCTCCAGGACTGACGGACGAAGACGCCGTTCCGGAGGCGCAGGATAACGCAGTCACCGTGCCGGGCGACTTGTGGGTGCTTGGCGATCATCGCTTGGTGTGCGGCGATGCCACACAGATGGAAGCCATCCAGAAGGTGCTGGCCGGCGGGCTGGCGGACATGACCTGGACAGACCCTCCCTATGGGGTCAACTACGGCGCGACGATGAAGGACAAGCTTCGAAAGAAGCATCGCCGGATCGCCAACGATAACCTCGGCCCCGCGTTCGAGCCCTTCCTGCGCGACGCTTGCGCGAACATCCTGGCCGTCACGAAGGGCGCGGTCTACATCTGCATGTCGTCCTCCGAGCTGCACACGCTGCACAAGGCCTTCACCGCGGCGGGCGGGCACTGGTCGACGTTCCTCATCTGGGCGAAGAACACGTTCACGATGGGACGGTCGGATTACCAGCGGCAGTATGAGCCGATCCTGTACGGCTGGAAGGAAGGCTCGGATCATTACTGGTGCGGGGCGCGCGACCAGGGCGACGTCTGGTTCGTCAAGAAGCCCGTTGCGAACGACCTGCACCCGACCATGAAGCCGGTGGAACTGGTGGAACGCGCGATCCGCAACTCGAGCAAGAGCCGCGACACGGTGCTTGATCCGTTCGCCGGGTCGGGTTCGACGCTGATCGCTTGCGAGAAGACTCACCGCCAGGCGCGGCTGATCGAACTGGAGCCTCGGTATTGCGATGTCATCATCCGCCGCTTTGAAGAGTTCTCCGGCAAGCGCGCCGCGCTCGAATCGGACGGAAGAGGGTTCCAAGAGATCGCCCTGGAACGAGGAGCGGTCGCGGCGTGATGTTGCACGATGCGAACGCGAACTCGCCGAGGCCGAGGCGCTGCTGCGCGCGGGCCATCCAGACGTCTCGGGCCTATGCCTCGCGCTTCACGACTGGGCGCAGGAACTGCGGATCTTGCAGAGGGAGCGTGAGCAATGGATGAGCGGATCTTGACGGCCATCGTGCCAGCAATCGGGCTGGTCTCGGGACTCATCGCTACCTACGTCAGTCTCCAAAACCGGGCGCTGCTCGCTGAGGTTCGCAAAGAACTGGCCGAGCTCGAGAGCCGGATCATTTTGCGCCTGAACGGTCTGTACATCCGGCGGCAAGAGTGTGAGTTGCACAACGCGCTGCTGGAGGAACGGATCGAGGGGATCGTACGGCAGAAGAGAGAAGCCGCCAGCGACTGAGGCTGGCGGCAGAGGGGTGGGGTTGGCGCTATTGAGGCTTGATCCGATACGCTCAGGCGCCTTCGGCGGTCTTGAGAGATTCGACCGTGAGCCCCATCTTCTTGCCGAGTGCGCCGCTGAGGAAGCCGCGGACGCTGTGGGGCTGCCAGCCGGTGGCGGACATGATGTCGGCGAGCGTGGCGCCTTCCGGGCGGCGCAGGAGTTCGAGGACGATGGCTTTCTTACTGCCTTCGCGCGCGACTTTGGGCTGCGTGGCCACCTTGGCCGCCTTGGCCTGCTTTGGCGCGACAGGGGCCGCCTGGGGCGCGGGGGTAGTCGTCAAAGCCTGGATGGCGCGCCAGATGCGCGCAACGGCGGTCTTGCGGTCGGTGAACTTCTTCACTGGCTTCAAGTCGCCAAAGGGCGGCACGCCGGCGAAGCCGTTCCAGATCTCGACCAGCCGCTCGGCGGGCCAGTTGGCGGCGAGTTTTGCGAGTTCCTTCTCGGTGCTGAATCGAACGTGCTCGTTCGGAATCGTCTCCCCGGCGATGTAGGCGGTGATCGTGTTGTCGTTGTCGATGGCAAACGTCGTCATAGCAGGTGTCCTTTCTATCGGGTCATGCCGGCGAGTTGATCGCCGGCGGTTAGTTGCAGGTTCTTGAAATAGCCGCTGGCTAAGCGCGCCCAGCCGAACGGCGTCGAGATTTCATGCCGAACCGCGATGCGGCTCAGCTTCAGGCGATGCCAGCCGTTGTCGAACTCCTTTTTCAGGTGGCCCCAGCGGTCTAGCTTCCAGCCGTTCCGCGTGGCCCAGGCGATCAGTTCTTCGCGCGTCATGGCCATCGAGTCAGTCCTCCCGGCGGCGGTCGATGAGGCCGCTCGAGTCTTCAACCGACTGCCGGACGTCGTTCCAGCAGTCGCGGCAAAACTGGGCCTTGTCGAGGAGCAGCCCCTCGCGGTTGGTCAACACGAGCTCGCGGTGGATCGGCTTCGCCTCATCGCAAAGCGAGCATTCGATGTAGGGTTGTGCGGTCATGGTTCGTCTCCTGGTTCAGTACTCGAGGCCCTTGGCGTCGACTGCGCTCGTGTCTCCCAGATCGGCGAGCACGTAGGCGAGCTGCTCGGTGATGCGGCCGAGGTCGCCCGCGTAGCCCCAGTCGGCGGGCGCGGCGGCCTGCCGCTGCTTGTGTTCGGCCAGGCGCGCGGCGATGCGCTTGAGCAGGTCCTGGGCTTCGGCGTGCCGCTCGGCGTAGCAGCCGGTGGCGGTTTGCGTGGTCGATTGCGCTTTGGTGTTCCTCATTGCGACTCCATTCATCGCTTCGGTTCCGGGTAGAAGCAAGCGAATTCCGCCATCGAATTGCGAGAAAGTTCGATGCCCTTGTTGAGCCTGCGCGCCTACGCCAAACATCGCGGCGTGAGCCTGGCGGCGGTGCAAAAGGCGATCCATTCCGGGCGGATTACGCCCACCGCCGACGGCTTGATCGACAGCGATCGCGCCGATGCCGAATGGAATGCGAAGACACGGCCCGGGCAGCGGCGGACGCGTCCGGCTGCCGTCACGCCGCGCGAACCGGCCGAGGCGCCGGCCGCCGGGCTCGACTATTTCCGTGCGCGGGCGATCCGCGAGAGCTACCTGGCGCGGCTGGCCAAGATCGAGTTCGAGGAGCGCATCGCGAAGGTTGTGGATCGCGATGAGGTGCAAGTGGCGGGGTTCACGCGCGGGCGCGTGGTCCGCGACAACATGCTGAACATTCCCGACCGTCTAGCGGCAACGTTGGCTGCGGAGAGTGATGAGGGCAGGGTCCATCGCATCTTGAGCGACGAGATCCTGAGAGCCTTGGATGTCCTTGCCGGCCCAAACAGCGACTGAGATCTACAACGCCGCCTTCAACGCCGGGTTGCGGCCGGATCCGGTGCTGACGGTTTCCGAGTGGGCGGACCGCTACCGGAAGCTCTCGGGCAAAGCCGCGGCGGAGCCGGGCCCGTGGCGCACGGAGCGCACGCCGTACCTGCGGGAGATCATGGACTCGCTTTCGCCATCCTCGCCGGTCGAACGCGTGGTGTTCATGAAAGGCAGTCAGATCGGGGGCACCGAGTGCGGCAACAACTGGGTCGGCTATGTCATCCACAAATCGCCCGGGCCGATGATGGTCGTGCAGCCCACCGTTGAGCTTGCCAAGCGGAATTCGAAGCAGCGCATCGATCCGCTGATCGAAGAAAGCGACGTTCTGCGGGAACTAGTCAAGAGCCCGCGCTCGCGTGACTCGGGCAACACGGTTCTCTCGAAGGAGTTTCCCGGCGGCGTATTGGTGATGACGGGGGCGAACAGCGCCGTGGGGCTGCGCTCGATGGCGGTGCGGTATCTGTTCCTCGACGAGATCGACGCCTATCCGGGCGACGTCGATGGCGAGGGCGATCCGATCCACCTGGCCTTCGCGCGCACGCGCACCTTCTCGCGCCGCAAGGTCTTCCTGTGCTCGACGCCGCTCGTGGCGGGCTTGAGCCGGATCGAGGCGGCGTTCGCCGAGAGTGACCAGCGGCGCTACTGGGTGCCCTGCCCGCACTGCGGCGAGTTCCAGGTGCTGAAGTTCGAGCGGCTCCGCTGGCCCAAGGGCGAGCCAAGGAAGGCGGCCTACCACTGCATCGCCTGCGAGCAGCCGGTCTTCAACCACCAGAAGAACACGATGCTTGCGCGCGGCGAGTGGCGGCCCGAGGCACAAGGCGACGGGCACACGCGCGGGTATCACCTGTCGAGCCTCTATAGTCCCGTGGGCTGGTACTCCTGGGAGCGCGCGGCCGACGACTGGGAGAAGGCGCAGACGGATGTCGAGCGGTTGAAGTCGTTCGTCAACCTCGTTCTCGGGGAATCCTGGCAGGAGCGCGGCGACGCGCCTGACTGGCAGCCGCTCTACGACCGCCGCGAGGATTATCCGATTGGCACGGTCCCACGGGGCGGCCCGTTTCTCACCGCCGGCGCCGATGTGCAGCGGGACCGCATAGAAGTTGAAGTAGTGGCCTGGGGACGTGGCAAGGAATCGTGGTCGGTCGACTACCGAGTACTCTTGGGCGACACGGCGCGGGCAGATGTGTGGCGGCAGCTCGATGCGCTGCTCGATGAAGAGTTCCCCCACGCGAGCGGCCTGCGGCTGCCGATCCGGGTGCTGTGCGTGGATGCGGGCTTCAACCCGCGCATCACCTATGACTGGGTGCGCCAGCACCCGCAGGCCTCCTGGGGGCCCGCTGGCGCAAGGGCGGCGCATCCGAAGACCGCCGTAGCGGTGAAAGGCACGGCGCGGACGGACCGGCTGGTTCTCGGCGCCTCGCCCGTGGATGCGAGCAAGCGGCGTGGCACGCGGTTGTGGACGCTCGGCACGCCCGTGGCGAAGTCGGAACTCTACAGCCGCCTGCGCCTGGCGCCTCCGACCAAGGAAAGCGGCGAGCCGTTCCCGGCGGGCTACTGCCACTTCCCGCGCTACGAGGAAGAGTATTTCCGGCAGTTGACCGCGGAGAGCCTGGTCAAAGGCCACTGGGTCGTTGCGCCCAACCGGCGCAACGAGGCGCTCGACTGCCGGGTGTACGCGCGCGCGGCGGCCTCGATCTACGGCATCGACCGCTTCAGTGACAAGCACTGGCGGGAACTCGAGGCCCTTTTGCCCGCGCCCGCCGCGGAGCCGGCGCACCCTCAGCCACGCCCGGTGCGCCGCGTGACGGTGCGATCGAACTGGATGAAGCGATAAGGGGCGTGACTCATGGCCTACTCGCAAACTCAACTCGAAGCGCTAGAGGCGGCGCTGGCCAGCGGCACGCTGCGCGTGACATTTGAAGGCCGCAGCCTCGAGTACCGCAGCATCGATGAACTCAAGAAGGCGATCGCCGAAGTGAAAGCCGCGATGGCTGCCGCGGATCCGGTTCGGCCGCGCTCGCGCGTGATCCGGACCTACACGGCGAAAGGTTTCTGATGGGTTATTGGCGGAATCTCATGCGCGCGGCCTTCGGGGCGCCCATCAGGGCGCTTGCCGGTTACGAGGCTGCCGCCAGCACGCGCCGCACGCAGGGCTGGAACCCATCGAATGAAGGGATCAACGCCCTGGTGGCCGGCGGCGGCGATGCGCTGCGCTCGCGCTCGCGCAACATGGTCCGCCGCAACGCCTGGGCGAGCAACGCGGTCGAAAGTTTCGTCGGCAACGCCGTGGGCACGGGCATCAAGCCGCAATCAAAACACCCGGACCCGGAGGTGAAGCGGCGGCTTCAGGAACTCTGGCTCCGGTGGACCGACGACGCCGATGCCGCCGGGCTGACGGATTTCTACGGGCTCCAGGCCTTGGTTTGCCGGTCGACGATCGAGGGCGGCGAGTGTCTGGTGCGCATCCGCGAGCGCCGGACCGAAGACGGCTTGACGGTGCCGCTGCAACTTCAACTGCTCGAGGCCGAGCACCTGCCGACGGCGAAGAACGAGAACCTGCCGAACGGCAACGTCATCCGCGCGGGAATCGAGTTCAACCGGATTGGCCGCCGCGTGGCGTATCACCTTTACCGCGAGCATCCGGGCGAGAAGCTCCTGTTCTTCAACGCTGGTGAGACCGCGCGCGTGCCGGCCGAGACCGTGCTGCACATCTATAAGCCACTGCGGCCAGGCCAGCATCGCGGCCAGCCGTGGCTCGCGCAGGTGCTGGTGAAGCTCCACGAGCTCGACCAGTACGACGACGCCGAACTGGTCCGCAAGAAGCTGGCGGCGATGTTTGCGGCGTTCATCACCGAGAACAATCCCGAGGATCCGGTCATCGGCTCAAAGCCTGGCGAGGGGGAGACGGACGCAAGCGGCGCGCCGCTGGCGGGAATCGAGCCGGGCTCCATGGTGAAACTGCTTCCGGGCGAAGACGTGAAGTTCACCGAGCCGGGCGACGTGGGCGGCATGTACACCGAGTTCATGCGGGTGCAGTTGCGCGCCATCGCCGCGGGCCTGGGGATCACCTACGAGCAGCTCACCGGGGATCTGGAGCGCGTGAACTACTCCTCGATCCGCGCGGGATTGCTCGAGTTCCGGCGCCGCTGCGAGCAGTTCCAGCACCAGGTGATGGTCTACCAGTTCTGCCGCCCGGTGTGGCGGGCGTGGATCGAGGCAGCGGTCCTTAGTGGCGTGATCGATGCGCGCGACTACGCATCAAACCCGAACGCCTATCTCGACGTCGAGTGGCGGCCGCCGTCCTGGGCGTGGGTCGATCCGCTCAAGGACATGAACGCCGAGGTGGTAGCCGTGCGCGCGGGCTTCAAGCCGCGCAGCGCCGTGATCAACGAGATGGGCTACGACGAAGAAGACGTCGACCGGCAGGCCGCCGCCGACAACGCACGGGCCGATTCATACGGCAACGTCTATGACTCCGATCCCCGCAAAACAACCAGCAACGGGCAGCGAGTCGTTGAGCCAGAGCCCGCCACGCAAGTCCGATGACGAACCTTTCGCATATCGCTTCGCGCGTGTTCAACACGCCGCTGATGATCGACTCGAAGAAGCTCGCGGCGATCCTGGCCGTGCTGGCCCCGCGGCTCGGTGTGGAGCCGCCAGCGGTGGAGGCGGCATTGCTCACCGAGCAACGGTCGCGGAAGCCCTATGCCGTGACGGACGCCGGCGTCGCGGTGATCGAAGTCTCGGGCAGCCTGGTCAACCGTTCGTCGGGGATGGATGCGCAGTCGGGCCTCACCTCCTATGAGCAGTTGGGCAACGAGATTCTCGACGCCGCGACCGACCCGCAGGTCCGAGGCATCCTCTTGCGCCTGGACAGCTACGGCGGCGAGGCCAACGGCGCCTGGGATGTGGCGAGCCTGATCGAGGAGGCCGCGCGGGTGAAGCCCGTCTGGGCATCGGTCGATGACTGGGCCTTAAGCGCGGGGTATCTGCTGGCCTCGGCCACCGATCGCATCTGGGTCACCCGCACTGGCGGCGTCGGCTCGGTGGGCATCATCGCCATGCACCTCGATCAAAGCGGTTGGGACGCGGCGAATGGCCTCCGCTACACCACAATCTTTGCCGGGGACCGCAAGAACGACTTCAACCCGCACGAGCCGCTTTCCGACGGCGCCCGCTCGGTGCTCCTGGCCGAGGTCGACCGCCTCTACAGCATGTTTGTCGATGCCGTGGCCCGCCGCCGCAGCCTGAGCGCCGCGGCCGTGCGCGGAACGCAGGCGGGCACCCTCTACGGCGAAGACAGCGTCGCTCTAGGCTTTGCCGACCGTGTCGGCACGTTCCGCGACGCCCTGGCCGCAATGACCGAATCGATATCAAAACCAAAGTTCACGAAAGGAGGCACAACTGTGTCTGAAGCAACCCAGGCGGTAACGAGTCCGCCCGTTCCCGATCTTGCCGCCATTGAGGCCGCTGCCCGCGAGCAGGGCTACGCCGAGGCGGCCGAGATCGTCGTGCTGTGCTCGATCGCCGGCCGGCCCACGCTCGCCGGTGATTTCATCGCCCGCCATCTGTCGGCGGCCGACGTCCGCAAGGAACTGCTCGCGCTGCGGGCCGAGGCCAACCAAGAGGAGATCCGGTCCCACGTTCTGCCGGAGGCCAGCACCGCAGCCAAGCAGAACCTCGAGGAAAACCCGGTCGTCAGGGCCTGCATGGCCTTGGCCGGCCCGAAAGGAGCGAAGTAGCCCATGCCCGTTCAAACCGAATCGAACTACCTCGGCGACTGGCTGAAGTTTGAAGAGGACAACCTCTACAGCCGCGACGAGGTCACCGTCGCAAGCGGCCAGAATCTGGCGACCGGAACCGTGATCGGCATTGTCACCGCGAGCGGCAAGGTGACGCAGCTCGCGCCGGCCGCTTCCGACGGCTCGCAGAACGCCGCCGGCGTGCTGCTGAACGCCGTCGATGCGAGCGCCGCCGACAAGCCCGGCGTCATCGTCGCGCGTCACGCCATCTGCTCGGACAAAGGTCTCATCTGGCCCGGCTCGATCACCGGCCCGCAGAAGACCGCCGCCATCAATCAACTCAAAGCCCTGGGCATTCTCGTCCGGGAAGGAGCCTAACCCATGCCGATGCTCAATCCATTCGCCACCGATGCCTTCAACATGGCCGCCCTCACGGCGGCCATCAACAAGATCCCCAACACCTACGGGCGCCTCGAGCAGTTGAACCTCATGCCCGCCACGGGCGTCCGTACGCGCACGGTCATCATCGAGGAGATGAGCGGCGTGCTGAACCTGCTGCCCACGCAACCCGTCGGCGCGCCCGGCTCGGTGGGCACCCAAGGCAAGCGCAAGGTGCGCTCGTTCGTCATCCCGCACATCCCGCACGATGATGCCGTGCTCCCTGAAGAGGTCCAGGGCATCCGCGCATTCGGCTCGGAGTCCGAGACCGAGGCGCTCGCTGATCTGCTCGCCCTGAAGCTCCAGAACATGCGCAACAAGCACGCCATCACACTCGAGCACCTGCGCATGGGCGCGCTCAAGGGCGTGATTCTCGACGCCGACGGCTCGGTGCTCTACAACCTGTACACCGAGTTCGACATCACGCCGAAGACGGTCAACTTCGCGCTGTCGACGGCCTCGACCGAGGTGCTGCTCAAGGTGCTCGAGGTGAAGCGCCACATCGAAGACAACCTCAAGGGCGAGTTTATGACGGGCATCCTGTGCCTGTGCTCTTCGGGCTTCTACGACGCCTTCACGACGCATGCGAAGGTGAAAGAGGCCTTCCAGTACTACCAGCGCAACCAGCAGCTCGGCAACGACTACCGCACGGGGTTCACCTTCGGCGGCGTGACGTTTGAGGAGTACCGTGGCCAGGCGACCGACGCCTCCGGAGCCGTGCGGAAGTTCATCGCCGACGACGAGGCCCACTTCTTCCCGCTCGGCACCGCCAACACCTTCCGGACGTTCTTCGCGCCGGCCGATTTCAACGAGACGGCGAACACGCTGGGCCTGCCGCTTTATGCCAAGCAGGAGCCGCGGAAGTTCGGGCGCGGCACCGATCTGCACACGCAGCAGAACCCGCTGCCGATCTGCCTGCGGCCGGAGGTCCTGGTCAAGGGGACGAAGTCCTGACCATGAACGGCTGGGAAGCGGCGGTGAGCGGCCTGAACGCAGCCGTCGTGAAGACGTTTGGCCGCCAGGTCCTCTACCTGCCCGAGGCGGGCGGGCAGGCCGCCGTCCGAGCGGTGTTTCAGCCGGCGCGCGAGGCCGAAGATGCTTCGCCCGGCGTCTATGCGGTGCTTTTCCTGCGGATGGCGGATTTACCTGCCGCGCCCGTCCGAGGAGACGAGGTCGAGATCGACGGCGTTCGCTACAAAGTCTTCGACATCGAGGCCGATGCGGAGGGCGCCGCCGTTCTCCGGCTGCGTAAAGCCAACTGACTTCCGCCAAATCTGGCGGAGGTTTCTCGACTTGTGGGCAATTGCGCACAAGTTCTCTTGAAGGCGATTCATGCCGAGCGTCCGGGTCTACCAGAAGAAGCAACTGCGGCTCGACCTGCTCAACTTCCGGCAGCGCCAGATGTATGAGCTGGGTGCGGCGGGCGTCGCGGCGGTGAAGGCGCGGCTCGCCGCCGCCCAAGGCCCGGAGGATTCCGCGGCCAGGCCGCTCACCAAGCGCTACGCGATCTGGAAAACGCGCAAGGGCAAGGGCAACCGCCGCAACCTGACCTTCTCGGGCGACCTGCTGCGCAACTTCAAGGTCCGCACGGTGAGCGAGAACCGCGCCAAGGCCAACGTCTCGACCCGCAAGGACCGGATCAAGGCCTGGGCCAACCAGAAGCGCGAGGCCTGGATGGTGTTTTCGCCGAAGAACAAGGCGGCCGTGCTTGAGGGTGCCCGCAAGATGCTGGATGCCATGAAGCCCTGTCTGGTCGTCGAGCGCGTCCTGGGAGGAAAGCAAAGATGATCAATCCGGCGGAACTGGTCGACAATCTGGTCGCTCTGCTTCGTGGCATTCCGGAGCTGGTCACGGAGATGGGTGGCGATGAGCAGCGGATCTACACCTACCACGATCAATATCCGAAGCGCGCGAGCCTCGCGGCGGCGATCCACGACATGCCCGCGCCGGGCATTATGGCCACCTGGCAGGGGACGCAGCCCGCGAGCTTCGGCGGCGTGGATGTCTGGCGGCACCAGGTGACGCTGTATCTGCGGGCTCGCGAGACCTTTGACGGTGACCCGCCCACGGCCTACTACCGGCTGTTCCGGCTGATCACAAAAGGAGTGTCGGCGTCCGCGGGTGTGCCGATGCTGAATGCGACGGTCCACCCTGCCTGCCACCCGATGGACCTGCCGCTGATCCAGCGGCAGACCGACGCCGAAGGCCTCGACTATTTCGAAGTGCCCCTCAGCTTCATGGAGATGGGAGATGAATGAAACCGTGCTCATGCGCTCGCCCGATGGCGAGGTGCAAGAAGTCGAAGCAACGCCGGCCGAGCTCGTACCGAGGATGGTAGCTGGCTGGCGGCAGGTCACGGAAGAGGAGGTAACGCCTGATGTCCGTCGCGCGGATGCAGGAAATCCAGATCTGCTTCGGTAAGCAGAAGCAGACCAACATCTCGACCGCCAACACCGGCGGCCAGATGTGGCAGTTGCGCAAGCTGAACGCCGCGCTGGCCAACCCGAAATTGAACACCGAAAACGATGCCGAGGAGTTCGGCAAGGGCCACGAGTTCCCTACGCAGTCCTTCCAGACCTCCTGGGACGTCAACGGGACGCTCGAGAAGTATCTCGGCGCGGAGATCGGGGCCTGGGCGATGGCGTTCGGGCTCGGCAAAGTCGTCAAGTCCGGCACAACGCCGAACTTCACCTACACCTGTACGCCATTGTTCCCGGCGAACGGTGATGCGGCCGAGCTGCCCTACTTCAGCTTCGTCGAGCAGATCCGTCCGGGCGCTGGCGTCGTGGTGGACCGGATGGCCGTGGGCTGTGTGGTCGAAGGCTGGACCATCTCGATCGGCTCGGGGCCAGGCCGCGCGAATTCCAAGATCACGGTCGAGTTTGTCGGCTCCGGCAAGACCACTGAGCCCTCGGGCATCACGATGCCGGCGGCGACCGTGGAGAAGCTGCTGCCGTCGGCGTCGCTCGCGCTCTCGATCAACGGCGTCAACTACGTCTCGAACAAGAACATCGTTTCGCTCGAGGCGTCGTGGAAGAACACCGTTCGCCTCGACGGCGGATTCTACCCTGGCTCGGGCTTCCAGGTGCCCGGCGACGGCGCAAGCGGCGCCATCCGGGGCCGGCTTGAGTTCGGCAACCGCCAGGGCACGCTGCGCTTCGTCGCCCGCTTCGAGAACGGATCGACGGAACTCACGAAACTCAAGAGCCAGTCCACGGGCACAGCAGTGCTGGCGCTCACCTACGACGCGAACAACTCGCTTGAAATCACTTGGCATAAGGTCTCTTTCGCCTCGGCCGAGGTGGGCGAGACGGACGGCATCGTCACCGTCTCGGTCGAGTGCCTGCCGATGTGGGATGAAACCAACGGCATCGTCTCGGCGGTAGCCAAGTGCAACGTGGACGGAATCGCTCAGTAAGGAATGGCCATGTTTGACGCAAAGCAACCCATCACCATTCACCTGCGCACGCCTGAAGGTGTGAAGGCCGTCCGCGTGCGCTTCCCGACGGACGAAGAATGGATCGACCGCCAGAAGAAACGTAAGGTCATCGTGAAGCAACTGGGGCGCGGGGTGTCGGAGACCACGATCCCCGACTCGGCAGAAGCCGACGCCGCTCTGCTCGCCAAGATCCGCGTGCCAGAGGAGAACGCCCCCGAGGTCGATGCCTTCGAAGCCAGCCGCATCATCGAGCAATTGAGCCAAGCCGATGTCGACGACGTCGTCCAGGAGGGTGACGCCTTCCGGGTGACGCTGCGCGTGCTCGGCGGCACCGTGAACCACACGCTGCGGATGCCCTCGGCCAAGGACGTCTTCGAATACCGCCGCGGCTTCGCGCGAGTGCTCGACCTGCCCTACAACCGGCAAGAGCTGATCATCAATCTCGCCCCGGCTGCCGCGCTCTTCAAGAAGCTACTTGAATCCTCCGAAGGCTACTCGGGAGAAGTGCCCATCATTCACCAGGCCGTCGCGGTGAAAGCCGCGATTGACGCTCTAGACGGCGCATTCCAGGAGACCGGCGACCCAAACTGACCCCCGGGGAGTGGCCCGACAGACCATCCCTGCGCTTCCTGATTCATTGGGCGCTCCGCCGCGACGAACTCTGCGACCCCGGCCTCTGCCCGGACGCTCCGGACGATGGAGGCCGCTGCGGCCACTGCCCGCTCGACAAGCTCGATGCCGCACAATCCTCCGAGGCGGGACTGTTGCTGCGGCGCGCGCTCGACCTTCGGGCGGCGCTGAAGCTGGGCGTCCGTATCGGCCTCGATGAAGTCCAGGCCGACGAGTTCGCCGCAATCCAGGTACTGGAAGAAGAACAAACGAAGCACGAGCAAGAGAAACAGGCCATGCCCCGA